CCGCCATATTTGAGAGGATAAGATCGCTCTCGTCTACATCAAAGCGTCCAGCAGTTACCGCCTTGCTAATAAGGTCTGCCACGGGGTCAGGAATGGGTTCGGGGGTTTCGCCATTTTTGGCGGATGCAGTGAGGCTGAAACTAAGGCTGTTTGCGCCCTTACGGAAGCCCGAACCCTCCCTGAAAGCCACCTGTAAACTAAGTCGTGTTGTTTGTGTCAGTGCATTGGTGATCTCATACTCATTAGCAGTGCCGATATTAACAGTTTTTGTTTCGTCCCCTTTGGGGGTGAAGTATAGAAATAGGCTCTTGTCGGCAAGATCAGGCGGTCTAGTAAATACAAATTTCTGCGCTTCGCCGTCGAACTGTGCAGCAATCGTGGACATCTTCGAACCAATTTCCAATCGCAGGGTGCTTCCATATTCTAGTATTAATATAGGGATTTTCTTCATGGTTTATCTCCTTTCCAGTGAGGCGATTTATCCGATACAGAATGCAAAGATCCCTGAATGAATCGAATTCGCTGTTTGCACCATAGGCGTTCCGAGTAGGTCTGTGGCAACAAAAGATTGATTGTCATGGCGGGATTTAGACCGAAACCATTGATTCACTGCTTGGCTTCCTTTCATTGCTGTTTTTTGATTTCCCGCTGCGTAATAAGCATATTGCCTTCCTTCATCGGCATGTCCCAGCGTGTACCCTCCTGCATATTCCATCTCCGAGAGAAGGAATAGCTTATCGGAGGTAATACTAGATCCATTGTTTGTGCCGTTTACAGTGCGCTTGTTGACGTTTTTTATAGCACTTTTAAGGTCGGGGTCTATGTAATTAATTATCGAATTATTTAAGTCTTGCCGAATAGCACTAGACTGCCATCCACCCGTGTTGGTATTCGTTGAGTTCATGTAGTTTCTGTAGATATCGACATCGGTCGCCTGAAATGCAATTGGAGCTTTACCGGAACCGTCCGCCAAATCATCATGATTAAAGCCAATTATGCGCGAGGAAATAAAGCCCTCACCCGGACCGTGTGAGTCGCCTGATTTAAACAACCTTGGCGCAAGTCCCGCCCTAGCAACCCAAATAATTCTATCCCAGCTGAGCTGCGCTAAAGGCACGGGGTTAGCGTAATGTATACCGATATTCTCGACTGCTACTTTTTGTGTGTATGTGCTCGTCCCATATTGCACAGTCACTTCCCAATCGCCAAGCTCGTCAATCGGGAATATTGCCCACTCAGCCGATGCGTTGACGGTTTGGGTCATCACAGTACCATTGCTAACAGTTACTGTAATAGGCGAGAGGGTATCTACTGCAACATGTACGCGGAGTTCTGCGGGGGTTATGTGGATATTGCTTATCTGGGATTGCAATCCGTGCAATGCGGTGTCTACGCTGTCCATATTGGCGTTGTGGTCTGCAATATTATAAAAATCCGTTGGTGCAGGTTTTTTTAGATTGTAGTTCGGGGTATATGATGCCAAAATAGCACTTCCTTTCTGCTAAAAATTATTCCGCAAAGCTCTCGTCTTCTCTCAGCTGTGCGTGCGTATAAGGCGTAAGCTCGGCGTGGGTAAACCTCGCAAGCATGGCGTGTGTGTTGTACCTGAGTGATAGATTGATGGTCATGTTTGCAGGCACAACCCTTTGCAACAGTTCATGCACATCATTAACATTTGACCTAGATGTCATTTCTACAACAACATGGACTGCATACTCTGCATGGTTGACTTCAACACTCACTTGGTCTTCGCCGCACAAAGCTTTCAACATACTTTCCAAAGCTCTGTAGGTATAAGGCAACTGGTCGTTCAGACGAGACAGCACCCTAAACCTGCGGTCTTCAAGCGTATCCGTCCCCATTGGGGTAATCCCAAGCATTTGCTCCCAGCGAGATATTCCCGTCACTGACGCTTCCAAAACAAATTGATCAGCATAGACCATATCCCATGCTGACCATAACTGTTCAATTTCCGGCTGCTCCGCTATCATGATGGCTTGCATTTCTAAGTAATCTCGGATAACCGGCGGTAAGTAATCAATAAGCAGGCGCTCCATTACGTCCCCACCACCGTTCCGCGTGTGGGTATGCGGTCTGCGCCCATAACATAGTTGACCGCTGCGCCATTAATGGTAGTCCCTGTGATATCTATTATCCCAGCCAAATCCAGCAACCGTGATTCTATCTGGCTTATACGGACTATCAGCAATTCAGGGTCATCCATCCACGATTGAGCCATTTCATTGAAGTATAAATCTATTGCGTTATGTACGCTTGGTTCTACCGCCGCCCACGACCAGCCAGCCGCGTAAGTAAGACTTACCGATATGTTGATAGTAGTATTTTCGACACCCTCAACCGTAACTGTGTGGCCTATTGGAGCAAGCCCCAGCCCTTCCCCGTGATTAGTCACCGGATCGAATGCCGTTTGCACATAATCAACCAATTCCGAGGACGGCGGCGAGTAATCCGAGCCGATTATTGCAAGCCTGACAGTTCCGCCGCCTTGCCACACTGGGTATACTTTCACTCCGCCGACACCGGCAAGTGCCATTGCTTTCTCTGTGTAGTCAGCCACATTCCCGCCAAACGCCTGATTGTTAATATTGTTGAAATACCGCCGCCTGAAAGCCTCGGTATCTTCTTCATCTTCCCCCGGCACCAACAGCCCTGTCAAAGTAGCCGTTTCCAGCCCTGAGATAAACTGAGCAGGTACAAGAGTTCCTGAGTGCTCATTGCCGATTGAGCCGGGTGTCTCACACTCTAACTTGTATTTACCGGCAGAGATTCTTTCAGTAATGACACAGCTTAAAGCGTTGAGGTTAAACCTCGAATTGATTGGTATTTCCAGCGTTGTCGGGGTAAATTCGCCCTGCCATACTGCCTTTGTTGCAACATAAGGCGAAAGCCCGCGTTCTGCCGCCCTTTTAATCAGATATGGTCTTCGTGCGGTGTCTGCGAAGGTGTCATTCAGCACAGCATCCGCCTGCGTGTACATAATCATCATTTCGACAGCGGCGGGAGATAGCCCAAACCACACTACCGAACCCTGCCGAGTATCTATATTGGGGTTAACCTCAGTTACACGCGCCAGCATTCGTTCCATGATTTGCCGCATCGTAATATGTTCAAACATTAGATTTCCACCGCCCTCTCTGCTTTAACTTCGCCAAATACTGTCGTGACAAAGAATTTCATTTGTATTCGTTTGCCATTTACTTCAAACTCGAACCCATCAACAGCGGTAATACGCTGGTCTTGCATTAATGCCTCCGTGACCCTTCGTTTAAGCTCAGCCATTGCAAATGTCGGGGGCTTCCCTATCAAGTCTTTTAGTTCAATGCCATAGTTCCAATCGAGTATTACATACTCATATCTTTCGATACTCAGAATAAAATACACCGCTTGGCGCATGGCTTCCAGTTCGTCCACAAGCCCAACAATTCTTCCGGTTTCTGCGTTGGCTTTAAATGTTCGGGTCGGCGTTTCTGTCACCACTATATTTGCCCGAATAAGATTCCCGCTTTGTGGGATCATGTTTAGCCCCCTATCCTGTCCAGCACAATGTACTTCTGCCCGCCCTGCATCCGCAGCAATATCACGTGCTCTCCAACCTTTAGCGCGCCGTGAACGCGGAAGGTCTTTTTGCCGCTATAAGCGTGGCTGTGCGTCTCGCTGCTTGTCACGCCCTGTGGTGTGCTGTGCGAATGTGTGTGCGGTTCGGTTTGGTGCGCCACCGTCATGTCAATGTCATAGTCCGTGACGCTGCGTGTAAGCACAAGGTGGTCTGTGGTTAATGGTGTCTTTTGGTCAACCTGTATCTCCAAGGGCGCGGCAGAAATCACCTGTCCATAAGTTAGCTGTATTGGCTTGTCAGCTGCCACCGCATCCAAAGCGGCTTGTTTGACCGCCACTAGAAAATCATCAATCAACAAACTCACCGCCTATCAGTGTCAAATCCATAAAATGCTCACCGTTCTTGAACGTGTGCTTAACCTTTTGCACTACCATATAATTACTGGTAATCAAATCGCCCAGATTGAGCTTGACAATAACAGCATTACCACCGCGAATGCGGATATCGCCAAGCGCATTCTTAATGGTCAAGTTGCGGGTTTTCTGGTCGTAGAATTCCAATAGGTTATTAGCCCTGTCGATAATTCCCGTGGAACTGTTGAGACTCTCTTTGTATTGGAGTATTCCCCACTCGTTTTGATGAGCGCCGTTCTGTGCAATGTAAACCTCACGCCGTCCGGTTTCCTCGTTGTTGTATGTCAGCTTTATCCGGTTATATGTTTCCGTGTCAATGCTTGATTTATAGTCGTAGCTCTCGCCGGTTTCCTCGTCAATAAGCAAATCCAGTTTCATGTTATCTAGGTTTTTAAGCGTCAGAAACCCGCCGTCATCATAGAGGACATATAGCTTCTTTTCAGCCAGCAAGGTTACGTCCAATGCATTGAGGATGATATCAAACAAGGTTTGGTCTTCTTCGAGCCTGCTCTCAATCTTCACGCCCGTGTCTTCAATGGTGCCGAGATTCAGGTTATAGTTACCAGCTATTTGCCTTATTAGCTCAGTGGCAGTCAGTCCTTTATAGGCGATGGTGTCTTTGTTTTTGAGATATCTGAGTTGGCTATATGCGGTAACGGTGACCTCGGTTTCCGTAGTGCGTGTCTTTGTAAAGACAAAGCCGAAAAACAATGTCCGCCCGTTTACCACAAGCTTGACTGCATCACCTTCCAGGAATCCGCCAAGTTGTCCAATCTTCTCATCTTTTACAATTTTGAATACCAGTTTTTCCGGTGTGCCAACTCTTGCCGATTCCAGCGTGATAGAATCAGTGACAACCGGCTCAAAGACTTCATCGTTATGCTGAATCAGTAACGTAACGCCGTTATCGCCAATTTCTTTAAATAGCTGTCGTACTGTACCGGCTTCCCCGACAGTCGAAGCGTCTGTTTCCTCTGTTATTGGGGTGCTGCTTGCTTGTTGTGGCGTTACACCTCCGCTGTCTGTCGCGACGGTATCAGTGCCGGAATAAGCAGGTCTGCCCACGCCCATAATTGATGACATGTACCGTGTGCGCTGCATAACAGCCCCGCCGTTGTCGTTGGACGTAACACTGGT